CTACTCGGCTGCGCTCAAGCGCTGCCGCGAGACTTCCCGCCATTCGGTCAGCGTCTTCAAGCAATTGCCCGAGCACCACGACGGCAGTGGCGCCTGCCGGGCGCTGCTGGGCAGTGATGGCAGCGCAGGTAGCGCTGCGTCCGGCGCGCAGTCGGGCGATTTCCCCGCGCAGGCCGTCAGCAGCAGACTCAGCAGTAGCGGCGCGGTCTTCGATGTCTTGCAATGTGCGGCGTGCATCTTCTGCCTCCTGGTCGGCCAGCCTTTGCCGGCGTTGTAGTTCTGCAAGCGCCCGTTGCGCAGCGAGGCGCTGGTCCTCGGCCACCGCGCGGCGGTAATCGAGCAACTGCTGCTGGGCCGCGCTGGCCTGGGTCTGGGCGCCCTGAAGGCGCAACTGCTGTACTCCCCCGAGCAGCCCAAGAGCGGCCAACCACAGCGCCCAGGCCGGCACCGCAGGCAACCCGCTCACGCGGCCAACTCCCCGCCGCAGGCACTGAACATCGCCAACAGATCGTCGGCCGCCGACGGCTGGACCGCCCGCTCAGCGGCGTAGATGCCCAGCAACGCTGCCAGCTGGTGCTCACGCTGACCGTAACCCGCCCCCGGCAAGCTGGCCCAGATCGGCGCTGCGTGGACGATCGCTTGGCTGATCCGACCGGCCTTGATCAACGGCAGCGCGCCGCATTCGCCGAGCAGTTTGATCGCGGCCAGATCTTGCGCTTCAGGAATGAAGCGGCCCTTGAAACCGTAGTTCTTGACGATGGCGTCCCAGGTGCGGGCGAGGAACTGGTAGCGACCAGCCGCAGTGCTGTGAATGGCGTACTTGGGTAGCCAGACCTTGATTCGCGGATGCTGGCTGTAGTCGGTGAACAATCGGCCACCGACGATGACGTTATAGCCATCGTCACTGGCGCGCAGGGTTGAAGTACCTTCCGACCAGGCGAGCATGTCGAGAAAGGCGAGTACATTGGGGCCGCCGGCGTCGGCGGCAGAGAGTCGAGCCATGGTTTTCTCCAGGCGTGAAAAAGCCCGCACGGGGCGGGCTTGGAATGGACTGGGCGAACTTCAGCCCGCAGGTTCGTCGACTTCCGGCTCTTGCATCGGCTCGGCTGGATCTTTCGCCGTGATGGACACGCTCGCGCTGTATTCCTTAAGGACCTGGGCAGTGAACACTTGCGCCGAAGGGAACTGGCTGAGAATTTCACGGGCGCGGGCGTCGGCTTCTTCCTGGGTGGCGTAACGGGTTTTATTGAATCCGTCGTAGTTGTTGGTGGCGTTGATTGCGATGTAAGGCATTGTGACTCTCCACTTTTGCGAGTTGGCCTTTACAGGCGTGAAAAAATAATGATTATTGCTGACTGATTTTCGGGTCGATCCAAAACCGCACCCAAGCCGCCTAAGATCGTCTTATCTCAAGCACACGTATATGGTGCAGGCCGAAGCGGCCTTATTGTTGAACTCCCACGAAACCGTCTCACTGTCTTTATCGATACTCACCCTAGGCGTAAAGAACGAGTTAGAGTTGCCGTTGGCATCAGGACTGACTGTAACCCATGAAAAAGGATCACCTGAACCTATTCCTGGAACTACAGCACTCCCTGAAACCTGTCCTGTCTGCACCTCCCCAAGTATCCTGGCAAGTCTGCTGCTCATTGACAGGACGAGCTCACCTGATCCGTTGAATATCTCTATGCCATGCATATTAGTACCCCGTCACGTCAGCAACTACAAATCCACCGCCACTATACGAAAAAGAGCTTCCAGCGGGCGCCGTCCAGCTTGGGAATTCAGCTATTGCAAATCGATGATACTTACTCATGAGGGTCACCCCGTCGGACTCGCATAAAAATCGATGTCCGTACAACTGTTTGATGATTGTGTATCTATTGCCGCCTAAGCCTGAACCATAACCTTCTCTAACATGTGTTACTGCTGAACCGGCAAATTGAGGCAGCATGACTGCGTACTGCCTGCCGCTCGGCAAGGCGAACTTGCCAACGCCTTCTTCGGGCTTGACAATGGTAGCTATTTTGGCGAACTTGGACGATCCATCAAATACCAAAATGCCTTGCTTATCGAATAGCTGGACACCCGAAGTCGACCCAACTGGCGCCTGCTTTCTGAATATATAGAGCGTCACGATCGGCACAGCTTGACCATGGTATTCTACGCTAACGCCTATTAGTCTTTTGCCGTTACGCCACCCGCCCTCCATAATAACGAAGGGATCAGAACAACTTATAAAAGCCAACCCTGACTCTTGTGGGACTTCAAAAATCGAACCATTAAATGCATACGCTCCGAACTGTGCCTGATTCCTCTCATCTAACGTAACGGAGTTTTTGTACCACAACTCATAGTTAACCCAAGTGGCATTGACAACGATATTAAAATCATCACCCACAACCTCGAAACCATCGGCCATTTAATTAACCTCGAAAGAAAGGGCGCCGAAGCGCCCATCAACTACCAGACTCCCATTCGAACCCTGAGCACACCGTCCACCACGACAATGATCCCGTCCTTGTTATAACGCGTATAGGTCTGACTTCTAGTCGGATGACGAAACACCAACGCTCCATCGCCTTCGAAAGTCAGCACCGTCGTCGCAACGCCATCCCAGCTAGTTACTCCCTGGGACACAATGCTCTCCCCTACCAGCGCCTGACTCACCGCCAGCTTTGAAATCAGCGCATCCTTGATAAAGACTTGGCCGTTCTGCACAGCGAAAGGCGAGATAGGCGTGTTGTAGGGATCAAGAACAGCAAATCGATCAGCCATCACCACAAACTGCGATTGCGTTACACCGCCGCTGTTTTCAATGCCCACACCGTACCCCGCGGTGTAGCTAATGCCATTTGCCGTCACCCCGACTTTGACCGTGTTGGTCGCACTCACCTTGCCGTCGAGTGTGGCCACAGCAGTATTCAGGGTCTGGATGCTTGCATCGGCCTTACCCACGCTCGCCTGCACCGTGTCCACCCGCTGGCCCAGCGCCGTGTCGGCGTCGGCCCGTGCGGTCTGCTCGTTCTTGATCGCGGTGTTGGCCGTGCCGATGGATGTGCTCAATCCGTCGATCCGCTTCGATTCTGCCGTGAGGGTCGTGCCCTGCTGGCTGACCGAAGTGCTCAGCGAGCTGAGCGCTGCTGCCTGTACAGCCACTGCCTGCGCCGACGGCCCTGCAACGAAGGCCGAAGGCTTGGCGCCGTCGCCCAGTTGCTTCTCGACCATCACCGAATCGACCCAGAACACGCCTCCCTCTGTACCCGTGGGCTGAAAGAACACCACTGCCGCGGTGGTTTCAGTGGTGATGCTGATCACCGAGGTGTATCGGGTACGGGTCGTGGTCAGCGTAATGTCGCTTGCGCCCCTGGCGCTGCCATCCCACAGGGCACTGCGCAAGGTCAGACCACCCGAGACCGCAGTCGAGGTGGCGTTGGCCCAAAACGACAGCAGGTATTTGCCCGGCGACAGCGGGATGTTCCAGCCAGCCGCGTTGTTGCTCGAGCTGAGCATGAACCATGGATTGGCGGCGCCCGAGCGGACCACCCGCATGCGGTACCCGCTAGGCACCACAGCATCAGCTACGCTGCGCATTTCACCGATGCTGCTAGTAGTCATCGCGGGTAGCGTGGTTGCGCTAAGCCAGCTGTAGGTGTCGGGCAGCAGGTTGCTTCCCGCCCCGCCCAGATTGCCCAAGCTGCTCTGCAACTGGGTAACTGCCGTGCCCTGGGCCGTCAGCGAGTCGCCCTGTTTGCTGACGGTCGACGCCAGAGTCTGCAGCGCGCTGTTGTCTGCCTTGCCCGCAAGCGTGTTGCTCAGTTGTGTGAGCTGGCTGCTCTGGCTGGTAAGACTTTGCTCGGTCAGCGTTACCCGCCCCTCCAACGCCGTGGTAGCAGTAGCCTGGGTGATGGCTTGGTAGCTGGAGGTTCCTGGTGTGAATGAACTGGGAGAAGCGTTGGCCCCTACTTGCTCTTCGAGCATGAAGCCATCCCACCAGCTTTCCTGCGATCCCGGCGCCGGGTTGGTGAAGATCAGCAACTCTGCACGATCCACCAACGCGGCGGGGGTGGTGAACGATACCGCCACACGGGCCCATTGCGTCGTCAAAGGCACATTGGCCAGATGAACTTCCACCTGCGCCCCTGCCGCATTGACATAACGATGACGCAAGCGCGCGATGCGGTCTTGCGACACGCTCTGCCCCCACGCCGAGAAAATATAGCTAGTGCTCGGTTTCAACCTCAGGTTGAGCATTGCGTTGTTGGCGTACAGGCAGAAGTAACCACTGCCGTCGTCCGCTGACTCCGACACTTTGAGCCGGTGCGTCGAATAGGCCGTCGCGAACGGCTCTGCCGTTACCAGCGTGGTCGATCTACGCTGAATGACCGGCAGCTTGTCAGTGAACGAGCAGTACTCGGCCGGGATCAGGTTGGTGCCGACGCCGCCGATACCACCCAAGGTGCTTTGCAGTTGCGTGACCGCGGTGCCCTGTGCCGCAAGCGTGGTGCCTTGCTGGCTGACGGAATTGGCAAGCGTCTGGAGCGCCGCCGACTCTGCCTTGGTGGCAACCTGGCTTAGCGCTGAGGCGGCAGCTGCCGCCGCATCGCTGGCCACCTTGTCGGTTACTGGCTGCCACGCCGAGCCGGTCCAGCGCTTCGGCGTGTTGAGGTTGCCGGTGGTGTCGATCCACAGGTTCTGTGCCAGACGATCAGCCGCTGCAGGGCTGGCCGGCTGCACGATGACCTTGCCTTTGCTGCCAGCCAGATCCGACGCCGCCTGGGCGGCTTGTTGTGCGGCGGTGACGTTGCCATTGGTGGTGGACAGGTTGTTCTGCAGGCTGGTCAGCGACTGCCCCTGCGAGACTAATCCGTCTTCATTCTTCTCGACGCGACTGGTCAGCGCCTGCACCGCCGCGGCCTCGGCCTTGCTCGCCACCTGGCTCAAGGCTGACGCGGCTGCCGCTGCCGCGTCGGTTGCCAGCTTGTCGGTTACGGCTACCCAAGCGCTGCCGCTCCAGCGTTTCGGGGTATTGGCGCCTCCTGCAGTGTCGATCCAAAGGTTCTGCGCCAGCCGGTCGGCGGTGGCCGGAGCAGCGTTTTGTACGATGACCTTGCCTTTGCTGCCGGCCAGGTCAATGGCCGTTTGCGCGGCCTGCTGCGCCGTGGTGACTGTACCGTTGGTCGACTGCAGCGAGTTGCTCAGTTGCGTCAGGGACTGGCTCTGCGAACTCAACCCAGATTCAGTCTGCTGGACCCGGTTGGTCAGCGCCTCAGTGGCAGAAGCCAGTGCGGCCTGTGCAGCGGTGCGCCGGCTCAGGCGAGGATTGGCCACCCACATCTTGAACCCAACTGGGGCACCGCCGTCGTTCGGCACCAGGTAGATCGACACGCGACCGGCAGTGGCGGGGACGGTGTGCTCTATCGACAGCGTCTGCCAGCCACCCAGGGACCAGTTGTAATTGAGCAAACGCTGATTACCGTTAATCGATTGCGTACCGCTGCCGCCCTCCCAGTAGGTGAAGGCGACACGGCCAATGGAATGGCCGTTGTTTTCACACAGCATCTGGCATTCGAAGGACAACACTTCGCCCGGCATCACCGGCGTCTGCTCGGTGCCGTTGCTGGTGATCAGGCTAAATCCGCCCCAACCGTTGAATTCACCCGTCTTCTGGTAGCACAGCAGTCTGTCCGCCGGCGCACCGGCTGGAACGTCGGCGGCGCCACGATCGAAGTAGGAAAGCGTCGACGTAGGAGTCGAGAACGTCTTGAGGTCGCCCGCAGCATTGAAATCCGGGTTGCGCAGCAGGTTGTCCTGGCTGGTATTGCCAACGCGGGTGGCGAGCGCAACCAGCGACTGGCTTTGCGAGCTCAGCCCCTGCTCGGTCTGCGTGACGCGGTTGCCCAACTGACTGACCGAGGAGGCATCGGCCTTGCCATCGAACGTGCTGTTCAGCCGCGTCAGGGCCTCACCTTGGCTGGTGGTGACGCCCTCGTTGCGCGTCAGTCGGGCATCCAGCGCCTGAGTGGCGGTAGCGACGCTGGCCAGCGCTTGCGCCGAGGGACCCGCAACGAAGGCAGAGGGTACGCTGCTGTCGCCGAGCTGACGCTCGAGCATCACCGAATCGATCCAGAACACATCGCCGTCAGACCCGGCCGGCACATAGAACAGCACCGCACCGACGGTCTCGGCACTCACGCTGACCACTGCGGTGTAGCGCGTACGGGTGGTGGTCAGCGCGAAGTCGGTCAGGCCGAAGCTGGTGCCGTCGCGCAAGGCGCTGCGAATCTTCAGGCCATTGGCAACCGCCGCAGAATTGGCGTTGGCCCAGAACGACAGCAGATACCGGCCAGCAGAGAGCGGGATGTTCCAGCCAGCGGCATCGTTGGACGGGCAAAGCATCAGCCACGGGTTGGGGGCCGCCGAACGCACGATACGCAGCCGATAGCCGCTGGCCGCCACCGCATCGGCCGCCATGCGGATATTACTCACGTTGTTGGTCAGCAGCGCCGGCAACGCCGCCGACGACAACCAACTGTAAGCATCCGGGACCAGGTTGCTACCCGCCCCGGCAATCCCGCCCAGCGTAGCCTGCACACGGGTCAGCGCGCTGCCCTGTGCGTTGAGCACCTCACCTTGCTGACTGACACCAGAAGCCAGGCTTTGCAACGCGCTGTTATCCGCCTTGCCTGCAACACTGTTGCCCAGTTGGGTGAGCTGGCTGCTCTGACTGGTAAAACCTTGCTCTGTCTGCGTGACGCGGGCATCGAGCGCGCTGGTGGCGTTGGCCTGGGCGTTGGCCAGGCTTTCGCGCCGGCGCACTCCGGGCGCGGCGATGAACACCTCGCTGGCATCGCCCAGCCCCACGCGCAGCGCCACGGTCATGCGCACGCCATTGACCGGCACCGTGGCCGAGCCGCTAAAACGCGTCCAGCTGGCTGCGGCGCTGCTCACGCGCACGCCGTCACCGCTGCTGCTGGCCCAGCTCTGCGCCAGGTTGGTTCCGCCGGCATCGTAGAACTGAATCCACAGGCCCTGCTGACGTGCCGCGCTGCTGAAGGCGTACAGCTCGAAGTCATAGACTTCGCCTGCAGCCACCGCGAAGTGGGTGGCAATGCGGCCTTCTGGCGCACGGGCGCTCTCCGCGGGCAGCAACGACCAGTACTGGTTTCCAGCCGTGCTCGCAGGCAGTGCCTCATAGAGCACCCGCGCACCCGGCGCACCTGCCGGTACTGCCGCTTCGCTGCGCAGCAGCACGCTGGTACCCGCACGGCTGGCGATGCCAATGCCCTGAGCGAAGGTCGGGTCGGCCAACAGATTGTCACTGCCCAATGCCCCGACACTGGCCTTGAGCGTGGTCAGCTCGCTGCCCTGCGCGCTCAGCGCGGTGCCTTGCTGGCTCACCGTGTTGCTCAACGCCTGGACGCTGGACGCCTCGGCCTTGCTCGCCACCTGGCTCAGTGCCGAGGCCGCAGCCTGGGCGGCGTCGCTGGCGACCTTGTCGGTCACCGCCGCCCACACCGAGCCGTTCCAGCGCTTGGGGGTGTTGGCATTGCCGGTGGTGTCGATCCACAGGTTCTGCGTCAGGCGTTCGGCTACCGCCGGTGCGGCGTTCTGCACGATGACCTTGCCCTTGCTGCCGGCCAGCTCAGCTGCGGCCTGGGCCGCCTGCTGCGCTTTGCCGACATTGCCGTCGGTGCTGCTCAGGCTGTTCTGCAGGCCGGTCATGGCCTGGCTTTGCGATGACAAGCCGCGCTCGTTCTGCTCGACCCGGCCAGTCAGTGCTTGCACGACCGACGATTCGGCCTTGCTCGCCACCTGGCTCAAAGCGGACGCAGCCGCTACCGCTGCATCGCTTGCGACTTTGTCGGTGACGGCCAGCCAGGCGCTGCCGTTCCAGCGTTTCGGCGTGTTGGCGCCAGCGCTGGTGTCGATCCACAGGTTCTGCCCCAAGCGTTCGGCAGCTGCAGGTGCGCTGTTCTGCACGATCACCTTGCCTTTGCTGCCAGCCAGGTCCGAAGCTGCTTGCGCCGCCTGCTGCGCCGCCGTGACGTTGCCATTAGTGTTGACCAGGCTGTTTTGCAGCCCGGTCAGCGCCTGGCCCTGACTGCTCAGGGTGGTGCCCTGCTCGCTTACCCTGGAGGACAGCGAATCGACCACCGAGGCATCGGCTTTGCTGCGCGCCAGGGCCAGCGCATCCGCGGCTGCGGCAGCGGCATCGCTGGCGGCCTTGTCGGTGACCGCCAGCCAGGCCGATCCGGACCAGCGCTTGGGGGTATTGGCATTGCCCGTGGTGTCGATCCACAGGTTCTGCGCCAGACGATCTGCCGCCGCCGGCTGCGAAGACTGCACCAGCACCTTGCCCTTGCCACCGGCCAGCGCGTTGGCGGCATCGGCCGCCGACTGCGCGGCACTGACGTTCCTGTCGGTGCTGACCAGGCTGGCTTGCAGCCCAGACAACTGCGAAGCCTGAGCCGTGAGCGTACCGTTGACCGAGCTGACATCGCTCTCGACCTTCTGCACCCGGCTGGCCAGCCCATTGACGCTGCCGACGGTCTGCCCGACATCCAGCCAGCAACGGGTGTCGGGCGGCGGACTGTTGACCGGCACCGCCTTGATTGCCTGATACAACCTGCCGTCGGCGCCCTGCACGCTCTGTCCGCTGCTGTAGACCTTGCCCTTGGCATAGGGCACTGAGCGGGCAATGGCGTCGAGGTCGGTGATCTGCGTTTGCAGATTGCCGCGCACCTGCTCCAGTTGCTGGCCGACCTGACGCACGTTGGAATCCAGGCTGGCTGCACTGCGCTCGATCTCGGCCTCCAGCGTACCGACGCTATGTTCGAGCTCGGCATCGAGGTCCTGCACGGTCTGCCTGACCTGACTGACGTCGTTGCGCACCTTGCCGACTTCACTCTGTACTTGGGCCTGCACCTCGCCTACCCGGGCATTGACCGAGCCGGCAAGTGTCGCCGGCGCGGAGATCTTGTCGATCTCCTTGAGCAGCTCCTTGCCCAGCTCGCTGGCAGTGATCTGCTCTTTGATCTGCTCGAGTATCGGCCCGGCGTCGGCACTGGCCACGCCGGTGACCAGCTTGCCGTCAGCCGGGAACCAGGCGCCGATGTTGCCCAGGCGGTCGACCAGACGCGCCCAGAAGAAGAAACGTTGCCCGGCACGCAGGCCTTGCAGCACATGCTTGTCCTGCGGGTACGCGAGGTCGGCCAGCTTGCTGGCCTTGGCGCGGTCGCTGCCCTCGCTGTACCACAGCTCGGTGCGCTGGGTATCTTCGGCGCCGTTCGGCAAGGTCCATTTCAGGGCGATGCCGAACAGTTGGCTCTGGGTGGTCAGGCTGGTGACCGCTGGCGGCACGCCCTGCTTGCCCTTGAGCGCGGTCAATGGCGAGTCGCGCCAGCTGGAGCTGATCTCCAGGGCGCTGACCGCACGCACCCGGGCCTGGTAATCGCCGGCGTAGATGCCCACCACCTCGACCGAGGTAGCACCCGTGCGTGGCAGCCGAATCCAGTTGCCGTTGTCCTTGCGCCACTCAACTTCGTAGCCGGCCGCACCGGCTACGGCAGGCCAGGCGATGGTCAGGGTGGTGATGGCGATGCCTTGATCAACCGCATGGGCGGCACTCAAGGCAACGCTGGCAGGCGCCGCTACGGTGCTGGTCGGCAACACGCTGATCGGGGTTGCGTCGAGCTTGGCACCCGTGTCGATGGCGGCGAACTTGCTGGGATTGAACTCCAGTGCGGTGATCTCGAAATCGCCTTGGGTGGTGCGTGTGGTCTTGAGCACACGGAACAGTTGCACCGCAAGGTCGGCATAGTCGATGGCCCATTGCAGGTGCGGCTCGGGCTGCACGCTGTAGGCCACCGTCAGCGTCACTGCACGGCCGCGCACCGAGCGTACGGTGCGCGCCTGGGCGGTGCCATTGGGCAGGTTGACGATCAGGCGGTCGCCGGCCTTGATCGGCGTATCGCGATCAAGGGTGACGACACGCCCGCTGGCAGCGCTGATGCGCCCGCCGTTGGCACGCCCGGCGACCAGTTCATCGGCCACCGGAATGACGTGCCCGGGCAACGGGATACGCCCTTCCATACCGGTGCGGAAGCTGACGGTGCGGTCCTGGTCGTTGCTCAGCAGCGCCCATTTGCCACGGCGCTGAGCCTCGGATGCGCGGGTACAGGCGATGGCCGACAGCTCGATCGGCCGGTCGCGATAACGGCGTTGCAGCGCCGGGTCGGTGACCGCGATGACGTCGGTGTCGTAATTGTTCGCCGGGTTGTCGTAGCTGACCAACGCGCGGCTGTAGTGGCTGCTGCGCTCGGCACCGCCATAGATGAACTCGCCGTCGATGACGTTGGCGCGGGTGAACACATAGTCGACGTCCCGCGCGCGGGGCATGTCAGCCTGCATGAACAAGGCACCATGGGCCCAATAGACCATGCCGCGGTAGATCGCCGACAGATCGCGCAGCAGGGTCCAGGCCTCGGCGCGGCCCTGCAGGTTGAGGTCGCAGAGAAAGCGCGGTTCCTCCCCACCGGTGCCGTCAGGTACGCGCTGGTCGCAATACTGGGCGATGCGGTACATCTCCCATTTGTCGACCATCCACGGCTTGATGCGCTTGCCCAGGCCAAAGCGGTTTTCCACGCACAGGCCATAGGTGACCAGGGCCGGGTTGTTGGTCCAGGCCTGTTTGAAGGTGCCGTCCCAGATGCCGCTGTAGGTACGGGCGATGGGGTCGTAGTTGCTGGGCACCGGCCAGCGCTTGGCCTTGCAGTTGACCGTCACTGCGGGGATGTTCTGGAACTGCTGGGCATCGAACTCCAGGTACAACAGTGCGGTGTTCGGATAGCGCAGCTTGTGATCGATGATTTCGGTGTAGCCGGCGATGTTCATGGTGTCGGCGATACTGCCGCTGTTGGCGTTGGCGGTCAGGCGGCGCACGCGCAGCATCCAGCCGGAACTGGCCGACGGCAGGTTGACCCGCACCGAGCGCTGGTAGCCGTTGTTGGTCTTGCCGTCCACCGCGCCGCGGTGCGCCTCGACGTAGGCACCCCCGTCGGTGGCGATGTCGATGGCGTATTCGATGCGATAGCCATTGGTGTTGCCGTTGCTGTCCTGACGCAGCAGCCGTGGCCAGGCCAGACGCACGCGAACGGCCGACAGTTTCGGGTCGCTGAGGGCGCGGCTGAACGGATTGTCGCTGCGCAGCTCAAGGCCGACGCTGATCTCGTTCTCCACCGCCGGGATGCCCTGGATGTAGGCCTGTTCGACGCTGCCACTGCGCCATTCCCATTTCACCCCAGGGAAGTTGACGGTGCCGTTGGCGTCTCTGATCGGCGTGTTGTCGAGGTAAATGTCGCGATCGGTTGGGGTGCCGTCGAACTCGCCTTCACCGACGGCCAGAAGAATCTTGGCGATGTTGGTCGATTGCAGGCTGTCGGGGGCCTCGACCGGGGCCTTGGGCTGCTTCTGGCCGCCTTTGGCGCCAGTGATGTCCAGGTGAGCTGATCCGCCCATGCTTTCCTCCGGGCAATAAAAAACCGCCCTAGGGCGGCGGGTTGACGAGTCAGGCCTCAGGCCTTGTCCTGCGCCTCGATCGAGGCAGAAATGATTGCACCGCCCCAGCGCCGCTGGCCGATGCAGATCGGCACCGGGTTGCCGCTGGCGGTGGTGTTGCGGGCGCTGCCGAAGGCGTACGACGGCAGGTTGCTGGGTGAGCCGCTCATCGACAGGCCCTTGGCCTGGGGGCTGAGCATCTGCACTACGCCGCCGAGCAGCATGACGGCGCCGGCCTTGTAGAGAAATGGCGACACCCCAGCGAACGGCGTGAAGCTCAGTACGAACGCTGCAGCCACCAGCACCGCGCCGATGACCGTCTGCAGCGTGCCGGCGCGCTTGCTGCCCTGGGCAACCGGCACGATGCGGATTTCGCGGATGCCGCCGCGCTGGAACTCCTCTGCGGTGATGTTGCGCCCGTTGCGAAAGATGGCGAATGTCATGCCCAGGCGGTCGAGTCGGCCGATGGCCTCGTCGAATCCTGGCAAGGTGGCGCTGAGGGCGCGGTAGGCATCGCCGACGTTGCGCACCTGCAGCACCCGCCGATGAACCTTGCCGAAGGCCTTGCCCAGCGCCCCGTACAACTTGATTACGGTGATGGGCTCGTAGTGAGCCGCGGTTGCGTTCATGGTGTCATTCCTGTGATGAAAGCGGTCTAGGCTTTGTCCTGCGCCTCGATGGAAGCGGAAATGATCGCCCCGCCCCAACGCCGCTGGCCGATGCAGATCGGCACCGGATTGCCGCTGGCAGTGGTGTTGCGCGCCGAACCGAATGCATAAGACGGCCGATTCTCGGCTGCGGCGCTGGTCGACAGGCCCTGAGCCTGCGGGCTGAGCAGCTGCATCACCCCGCCCAGGGCCATGGATGCCCCGGCCACGGCCACCGAGCCCCAGCCACCTGCGCTGGCGGCAAATGCTGCGCCCAGGCCGCCCGAGGCGATCGACGCGACGATGATCAGCGCCAGGCCAATGACCGTCTGCATGCCACCGGCGCGCTTGCTGCCACCGAGCACCGGCACGATGCGCAGCTCGCGGGTGCCGGAACGGGCGAAGGCATCGGCACCGACATTCTGCTTGTTGCGGAACACCGCAAAGCGCAGGCCGAGGCGGTCGAGGCGCCTGATCTCTTCCTCGAAGCCCTCGAGGGTACTTTTCAGCGCCTGGAACACCTCCCAACTGGAGCCTGAATCGATTGCCCGTCGATGGGTGCGGCCGAAACGCTTGGCCAGGGAGCCGGAGAGTTTGATCACGGTAAGGGGCTCGTAATGAGCCGCGGTTGCGTTCATGGTCTTTCTCCAAACGAAAAAAAACCGCCTTGCGGCGGCTCGACAGACGTGCGTTCGATCAAAGGCACGACTGGGCAATGGCCTGCAATGGGCAGGAAATGCGCCGTGCTCTTACGCAGTCGATCATGAATCGGTTGTGGCGCTTTCATGCCGCAACATCAACCGCGTCCGCTCCAGCCACGGCCCGCCGAACACGATCAGTTCCGAAGGCCGGCCCAGCAGGTGATGCAGCAGGAACGGCCCCGCGCCATACACCTCGCCGGGTTCGTCGGGCAAACCCGGATCGCTGCCCAGATAGATACCCGCGTGGTTCGGGTGGGCGGTGCGGCCGATAGCCATGACAATCAGGTCGCCGCGCTGCGGCTCGCTGACTCGATGAAAGCCCGCCGCTGCATAGGCCTGTTCGTACAGACTCGGACCGTCAGCGTGCTCCCACCAACCCTCCTCCCTCGCATAAAAAGGAAAACTCAGGCCCCACTCGCGCTGGTACCAGTCGGCGCAGACCTGCCAGCAGTCCCAGGCGCCGTGGACGAACGGGCGGCCGAGCAAGGGCGTATGGCCCGTGGGGTTCAGCGTGCGCAGATCGCCTTCCGGAAAGGACAGGATGTGCCACGGCAGGCCACTGGCTTCGCACATCGCCAGGTCACGGGGCGATGGCTGGCTGGTGGCGTCAGGGTGGGAATGGACGATGGCGATGATCTCGCCGGTGTCTTCTGCCTCGGCGTACTGCTCGGGGCTGATGCGAAATTCCTCGTTGGGGTCGCCGGCGACGTTGTCGCATGGCACGTAGCGCTGCTGCTCGCCGACGGCAACCACCAGCCCGCAACACTCGCGGGGGTACTGCGCCGCAGCGTGCAGCTGCACGGCGTGAAGAAGCTCAGGATGCATGGTCAACTCCGCGCGATCAGCGAGACGGCGGGAAAGCCGCCGAAAGGGATGGGATTGCCGCGGCCCCAGCGCACGGTGCAGCCTGAATCCAGGCAACCGTTGCATTGGTCCTTGGCAGGATCGTCGGTGGGTTTGCCGTCCAGGTCGAAATAGGCACCGGTGTAACCGCAATCAGGGCCGCGGTAGCCGGCGGTCATCGCCCAGTGGCACAGCTGAGTCATCTGCCGGCCAATGCTCTCGCCGCCCACATCGCCGGGGCTGGCCAATTCCCAGCTGACGGTGGTGCCGTTCTCTGAGACTTTCTGATCGATGTACCAGACCTCGATGGCCTCTTCGTTTGGGTCGGCCTGGGTGTTGCCCTCGGGGAAATTGGCGGCGTCCAGGTAATGCGCCAGGGTATGGCGAATGGTCAGGCGAAACTCCAGCAAATTGTCGAAGGCCAGGCACAGTGCGGTAATGCGCCCACCGACGTTGCCGACGGTGAGCGTGGGCCGCACTGCCGTGCCATCGCCATTGGCGGCGATGCCGTCGAGCTGCATCGGCCAGGCGGCGTATTCCTGGCCCTGCCACCAGATCGACTTGGCCGGCAGTTGGTCGGCATTGGCGCCGGCCTGGCGCAGTTCTTCAGCGCTGTGGGGAATGGCATGGCCGTGAAAGCGCAGCACATCGGTGCCGAACTCCGAGCCATCGAGCTCGAACAACAGCACCTCGTTGCCTGGCTCCAGGCTCTGCAGGTCTTTGATCAATGACATGGAGCGTCCTCAAGGGTGAAAAGCGCGAGCGAAGGTGGCGCTGAGCTTGAACAGGCCGGCACCGATCGGTGTCGGGCGCGGATCGGCACAGGTGAACAGACCGGTTCCACCCAGCGGCGGCGTCCACAGAAAGGCCTTGGCGCCGGCATGCCGATCGAGAAATGCCAGGATCGTGCGCAGCTCGGCCGCCGAGCCGGTGAGGGTCACCGGGTAACGGTCTTCGCGGTTGTTCGGGCCGTCACCGACCACTTGCCGGTAGCCGCCTGCGAAGCGTGCTTCGCGGGTGCGGTATTGAATCTCGGCGGCCTCGCCACGCTCGGTCGGCCAGGTAAAGGTTTCGATTGCCATCAGCGCCTCCCTTGACTGCTGCGATGACTCAGGCCGCCCGGTCGCCAGGAATCGGCAACCGCCCGCTCTGCTGCGCTTTTCATCTGTTTCTCCATCTGCTGTTGCAGGGTTTGCTGGTCGAGCTGCATGCCCTGCCCGCTGCGATCCTGGGTATGGACGTTGACCTGCGTGCTGACCTGAATCGCCGTACCACCGCCCGTCGTCATCTGCATCAGCAAGGGCTGGCTGGCAGTACCGCCAGCGGTGTCGATGGCGCCGCCGCCATTGAGATTTTCCAGGTAGTCGCGCATGCCGGGGCGGCTGACGATTTCCTTGCGCAGGACGAACTCACCGCCGTGGACGATGCCGGCAGGTTCGTACTTGCCGCCGTTGCCGGTGTAGCCGCCTTTGGAGAAGGTCGACGGTGAATAGCTCATGCCTGCATCCGGCTTCAGGGCAAAGCTGAAGCCGTCCAGAGAAGAAGGTCCAGTTGGAGCGCTGGTGAACATGTTGATCGCCGCCCCGGCCAGGCTCGACAACAAGCTCGACGCAGCCTGGCGCGCCGCCAGCTTGGCCATGTCGGCCAACACCGACTGAGCGAAGTCAGAGAAGGAAAACTTGCCGGTGGTGGCGAAGGCAACGACGGCGTCTTCCATCGAGGTGAAGGTCCTGGCGAACAGGTCCTCGGTGTCCTTGGCGACGTCCTGTCCCTGGTTGCGGAATTTTTCGAAGGCCTTCGATGCGCTTTCACCCCAGATGCCTGCGATCTCGCCCAGGCTGTGCGCGGTCTTGGATGCGTCCTTCTCATCCTTCTTGTCCTTCTTGTCATCCTTGTCCCCAGACAGGTCCAAGCCTGGCAACGGCGTGAACAGCGGCTTGCCGAGGCGATAGTCGACGTTCTCCATTGGCTCATTCGCGCAGGCTGTGGCTGGCACCTTGGCCGGGCGCGCCGTTTCGCCGGGACAGGTGCAGGGTTTGGCATCCAATGCACTGACTGCGCGCACCTGGGCTGCAGGGCGGGGGGCGACCGACGAGGGCGCTGGCGCTGTGGCCTGGCGTTTGGCGCGGTCGATCTGCGCCTGCAAGGCCCGGTCGCTGCGTTCGAACTGCGCCTGTACATCAGAAGCGATGCCGCCGACCGCGCCTGCCGCCTTGTTGCGTGCTGCATGCAAATCGTCGAGACGGTTCTGCAACCGTTCGACCTGCGTGATCGATGCCTTGGCTTCGCGGGCAATCACTTGCACACCCGCCATGGCCTCGTCTTCGGTGCGCTGTTTCTGCGCTTTGAGTCGAGCCGCCTCCTCGGACTGCTTGAGCTCAAGCTTCAGACGGTCCAGTTCCTGCTCATCAGCCTTACGGTTACTGCCAGGCCCAAAGAACGGATGCGTGGAATAGTTCGCTGGCCGCGCCAGCTTGGCTTCCAGCTTGGCGATCTGCTGGGCTTCGGTGGTCTGGCGCCCGATATCGAGCACGGTGTCCAGTGCCCCGGCCGCTTCGTTCTTGATGCTGCGCCAGGCACGTTGCACGGCGCCGAGGTTCTCGGTGACTTGCGCCGAGCGGCTTTCCAGAGTCTGCGCGTAGGTCTCGGTGAGCAACTGCGCCGCACCGGTTTCATCGCCCTGTTCCTGCAGCGCAGCGATTTGCGAATACACCGAAGCCGTCAGGAAGTGGTACTGATCGTTGAGCGCCTGGGCAGCACTGACCGGGTCCTCGGCGATTTTCACGAACTCGTCGATGGTCGTGGACACTGCCTTGCCGGTGGCGTCTTCCATGGCCAGCGCCGCGCTGGCGATCTGTTCGAAGTTTTCGCCGGCAATCTTGCCGCTGCCGGCCAGTTGGGTGAGTGCCGCAGCAGCTTCGCCCACCGTGGCGCTACCACCACCGAGACGCTCGGCCATGTCGGCCAGGGCATTGGCACTCACCCCCGCGACTTCGCCGCTGAGAATCAACGCCTGGTTGTAGGCCTCGGTCTCCTGCATGCCGGCGACATAACCATAGGTCAATGCCCCGATCGCGGCGACCGCCGCTCCAGCCCCCACAGCGACCGTACCCACGCCCATGGCCAGCGGCGGCATCATCCCACTCACTTCATTGACCGCATCGCGGGCATTCCTGAAGGCGTCGGCTGTGGTGTTGGCGCCTTCGAGCACGCCCATCAGCCCGCCGCCGTCAGTGCTCGCTGCCGGTGGCGCCGTGTTGCCTAGACTGGCCCGTTGCTGGGGCACGTCGAGGGCGGTGAACTGTAATGCTTCGAGCTGCTGCTGCAGGTACTCACTGCTAAGTTGCAGGCCGCTCAGGGTCAGGTCCCAGGCGCGACCGGCCTGGACGGCTGCCTCGCCGCTGCGTTTGACCGCAGCGGTATATTTGTCGAGATTGATGGCCGCCTGGGCGGCCTGTGTGGAGTCAATCCGGATCCCCAATTCGGCAATCGTTGTCATTGTCTACTCCATGGATTGCGTCATGACGGCCAGCGCTTCGGCCTCCATGACTCGCAGGTCGGGGAACAGCGCCGCCAGGTCGCGGCGCCCGATGCCAAGCATCGAGGCCACGACCGGCAGCGCGGTGTAATCCAGACCAGATGGCCCCCTGGGTGCCAGCCGCCACTGGGTGCCCAGCGCTTCGAACAGACGAAACGCCGGCCACCCATCAGGCCAGACCTCGACCTCGTCAGCGACCAGGTCGGACGAGGTCAGGCCAAACGCGGCCAACTGCTCCAGCCGGGGACTCGGGCTGTAGAGCGCGCGGGCGGCGGCCCTCAGTTTCCCAGGCGAGCCGAGCTGTAGGCGCCCTGATAGGCATCGATGACCGCCTTGGGTGCGCCAGCGCAGGTCTGCACCAGCTCACGCAAGGCGGCATCGTCGAACGGATCGTCCAGCTCCCAGCCCAGCACGATGGCCTTGAGCTGTTCGGCCTGGAAGGCGATCTCGTCGGCGGTCATCTCGGCCCAGCGGGTATCGGGTTGCGCTGCACGTGCCGCCAGCGTCTCCCGGGTGCTGTTCCACTGATCGAACAGCTCGGCCAGGGCCAGGCGATCGAGGTAACGGAACTGGAACTGCACCGCCACCGCTTCGCCGCCCACCCGCGGCAGCTGCACGGCAGCGCTGAACGTAGGATTTTGCGCAATGCTGATCTTCGCCATGGGAACTCCTTAAGCTGCCAGGTAGCGCACAGGGCGGTTGGACAGCGCGATGCTGACGGTGCGGGTCATCAGGTTGTTGCGCTCCATGGTCGGCGAGCTGGTGATGGTCACGTATCCGGTGTAAAGAATCTGATCGCCGCTTGGCAGCTTCAGACGCACCACCACCAGCTGGCGAGCGTCACCGTAGCTTTCGATCAGGCCGACATAGGTCGCGGAAGGCTGGTCTTCGACGGTGATCGCCAGGGTGGTCGGGGTGCGGTTGGTGGGGTACTGGCGGTCGTCATCGTCATCCAGGTAGCCGACGGTGAGGTACTGCTGCTCACCGCCACTGGAAGCGAAGGCCGTGACCTTGGAGATCTGCGTCCAGTTGGACGCCGTCACAACTTTGCCGACACCGGCACCTGGGCTGTAACGGGCAACGCTGGAGGTGTCCAGGCCGTCGAGGACGAAGGTATCGGTCGCCACATCGCTGACGCGGGTAGCACGGTTGTTGACCAGCGACCAACCTGAGTTGATCAGCACGATGTCGCCATTTTTCAAGGTGTGGCCTTTGGCGGTCGCCGCCGGTTTGGCCGCGTTGCTCAGGGCGCTGAAGGGGACGGCCTGGCCGAGGGTGCCAGCGATTTCCAGTACGGCGCCATTGGGCAGAGGGAAGCGTTCAGTCATGGTGTTTTCCTTTGGATAGAAACGAAAAAACCCGCACGGGGCGGGTTGTGGGTGTTGCGGTGCAGCGGTGGAACTCAGTGGTCGCGCTTACAGGGTGCGCCGGTGATACGTCGCTCCAGCCAGCGCCTGAACGCTGGCCAGTAAGTGAGCATGAACATGTGCCGCAGACCGGCAAGCGCAAGGGCGATGTGCAAGGTCACCCCTGCCGTGCCGATACCGAACAGTGGGTGCTCGGCGCGGGCCAGCAGCGCATAGCCGCTCAGGGCGATCACCGCATACAGCAGCTTGCCGATGACCCCATCGCGGACCTTGCCGCTGAGCACCGCCCAGGTCGCCCACCAGGCGATCCCGCCTGCGGCAGCGGCATTGCTGTATTCGAGGATCATGCGCTTGGCCCTCCGAACTTCGACTTGATCACCGCCCACAGGTCGGCGGCCTTGATGGCGCGGGTGATGGCGGCGATCAGTGAACCGCCGAAGGTTCCGAGCAAAAAGCCCACACCCGCGACGCTGCGCGGTTCGCTGATCGCGAAATAGCTGCTGACCATGCCAGTGAGGTAATGCGCGCAGGCCATGCCGGTCAGCAGAAACAGCAGCCAGGCCTTGCGATCTGTGAGGTCATCCTTATGCCAGCGGGTGGCGATCAGCGCGCCCATCAGGCCGGCAATGCCCAGGTCGAACTTGTCGAGCAGGCGGTGAAAAAAATCCATGCGCTCGACTCCTGTGGCGGGCAAGAAAACGGTCGGTGGTCACAGCGCATTCTCCATGGGCAGAAAAAACCCGGCGCGGTGGCCGGGTCTGTGTCAGTGCGGGTCTGGAGGTAAATCTGTGACGATGGGGAAATACTGCCACCAACCGAGCTTAAACACAATACGTGATTACACACTTTTTTTCATCGCGTGCATTTTTGCCGCTACGGGGGCCAGCGCCTGCTTGTCCAGGTCCTCGCAGCAGTCGAACGCCAGGCGTACATAGCCGCCCCACTCACGCTCCCAGCGCACTGCGCTCAGGCTGAGCTGGTAGTGCGCTTGCAGCCATCCGCGAAAGGCTTCGGGCGCGGCGAGTGGATCGGCATTGGCCGACTGCCCACCCTGGTGCATATAGCGGTAGCGAAGCAGTACGCCCTTGACCAGAACTTCGAGCTTTTCACGTTTGCTGGCCGTCATGCGCTTGCCGCGCTGCTGAACCAGCATGAATACCGCCAGCTGGGCAGTTTCCTGTTCCCACGCCTCGACATGGGGCGCATAGAGGTAATTGCCGAATGCCCGCAGAGGCCGGCTCAGGGTAGCGATGGCGGCCTGGATAGCGCCGGCCAGCGCCTGATGCACGGCGCGTGCGGCGTGTCGCTGGCCGGTGGTGGTCTGGATGCGGGTGCCAAGTTGGGTCAACTGCGCGGCGAAGGCACTTTGCGCGCCCCAACTGCCATAGGTGCAGTCGTGCCAGGCTTGGCGAGCGGTGTTCAGTTGCATGGCGCGGCCTCCTGTGTGGCGTTGCCACTTCGCAATGCCGAAGGGAGCGGTCGACCGTTCAGGTGACGACTGCTGATCGCAGCTGCAATGTGCGGGTATAAGCTGAGCATGGTGGGCCTCTGATTCATGCCTTGCCCCATCTGAACTGAAGCGCAGGCTGACGGATGGATTCAGGCGCCGGGTCCGAGGTCGAGTGATCTAGGCGCGAGCGCTGAGGCGGCAGGATAATCACTTAATGTGATTCAATCAAACACAATAAGTGAGAACAAGCTATCTCGTTTCGTGATGAAATTCGGCCCCATGAGAGAATCGTTGAGTCAACGCATCAAGCGCCTGCGCCACGCCTGCGGGCTGTCCCAGGCACAGCTGGCCGAGGCCTGTGGCTGGAAATCGCAGTCGCGCGTCGGTAACTACGAGGCCGGCACCCGCGAGCCCACCTTGGCGGATATCTCGGCTATGGCCGCCGCGCTGGGCGTCGATCCTTCAGAGCTGCTGCTGGACACCCCGGCGCCGAGTGCGTCGCCAGCGGCGCCTATGAGCGCAGCCGACATGGTCAGGGAAATGCTCGCCAAGAAAGGCACGGCCCTGTCCAGCCAGGCCCGCGAGCGCCTGCTGGCGGCTGCAGAAGAGCCAGCCACCGGCCATCTGCTTGCCGAGCTCGGCTCGGGCACCAGCCTGGTAGGCGATGAAATCTGGGTCGCCCACTACGACATCCGCGCCGCCATGGGCGGCGGGCAGGTGCCCCACGACTATCCCGAGATGCTGCAGGATGTGCGGGTGAGTCCCAAGCGTCTACGCGAGATGGGCGTGTCGTTCACCGAGCACTATCACCTGAAACTGGTCACCGGCTGGGGCCAGTCGATGGCCCCGACCATCAAGCACCGTGACCCGCTGCTGGTGGACATGAGCATTCGCGAATTCGTCGGCGATGGCATCTACCTGTTCTCCCACCACGACATGCTCTATATCAAGCGCCTGCAACGCAAAGGTCGCGACCACTTCAAGATGATTTCCGACAATACCCATCATCCTGTGGAAGACATCCGCGTCGACGAGACCTACATCCAGGCGCGCGTGCTGCTGGTGTGGAACGCGCATCTGGTCTAGCGCGTCGCACTGTGCAGTCAGAACGGCGGCGGGTTTGCCCTCGTTTCCCATTCAGCGCGGTCGCCATCGTCCCCCCCTGCTGCGCCGCGCTGCCAGCGCACGGTCACCGCACCATCGTCGTGCTGCTGTAGCTGCAATTCCGGGGTTTCCCGCAGTTGCCCAAGCACCTCATGCCAATCCGCCTCGGCGTCCGACTCCAGCGGGTGGATCGTCACCCAGCGCTGCATCTGCGCCACAGGATGATTGATCATCGAGGAAACCCTCAGACTCAGACGCTCGACGCCGGTCATCTCTTCGCGCAGCGTCGGCGTTGAAGTCCATTGCGTAGCCAT